ATATATCATCAGATGACGCCATTCAGTTATTTTATTATAAATATGAAAGACCTGCAAGTTTTATTTGTACTTTGCAGGTCCCTTATATTGTTCAGATGCTTTCACAAACTCCGGTGTATTTACTTTACCTGACGAGTCTATTAAGCTTTTAGTTTTACCTCCATTTTTAGCTGCTTCTGCATCTTCTTTTTCTTTCTTGTAATGTTCTTGAATTTGGTTGAATGTAAATTTTCTTAACCAAATAGGCATGTTATACACTGTATTCCAGTCATAACCTCCCTGCCCATGAAAACATATTTGATGTATTTGAGTAAATATAGAGTTCCTAACTTCAGGCGCTATATCAAATGTCAGGCCAAAAAAAGTTAACCCCAATTGGGATATTGATTCTATCGGTACTTCCGTCGGGAAAAAAAGTTAAGTCAACATCCGGTTGAACTTCTTTTACATACTCACGTAATGCTTTTGAGTCTTTGGCTAAGAGATAGTTGTCTACAAAATCTCGAATATCTTTCCTTTCTCTACTTCCTCCAATAGATGTAATCATGTATTTAAGTCTAGTTGAAAGTTCAGGTGAAGCGTTTGGATTTATTTTTTTAAGTCCTTCTAATTCACGATTTACGTCTTGCTCATCTTTGTGAGATAACAACTTAAATGTTATTACATTTTCTGTGTGTGGTAAAGTAAACGCAAATTCGTTTTTCTTGTTTTTTAGAATTTCTGGGTGTAGTGGTTTGTTTTCTATTTGGGATAGATCCACTGTATGGCTTTCTTCTAGGTATTCGAATGTATATTCTTGTCCATAACCTAAAATACGAGCAGCCACCATAATTGCGTTTTTATCGCCTACCAACAAATCGTCATAATTGATATTAGATACGATTAGTGACTTCATTAAGCGGTCTAAAACCGTGCCGTTCTTAATATATGCTTGGTTTGTAAGGATGTCTTCCTCTTTAGCCGTCATATATTTTAATTCGATTGTTCCTTTGGATAGCTCTGATCCTTCTGGGTAAAGTAAACCTTGAGATGGTAACTCAATAGTTTCTGTTGGGATTTTAAATTCCATAATTTTTATTTGTTATAACTTAATTTATTATAAATATATTAGATTCCTGAAATATTGTCTGGGTTTACGTTGTATGCTACAACTCCCTGCACTTTTACTATCTGTCTAATAATGTCTTGTAACTTTTCTCTACTAAACCCACCTTTACTCATGAATGGGTATCCATCTACTTTTACAGTTAATCTAGTTTTAAATCGTCTAGTATCTTGTTCACTGTAAGGTATAAGTTCTTTTTCAGATACAATTGTTACTCCAGTAATGGATCTGATATCTGATAAAATTTCTTTTTGTGGGCGGATTTCTAAGTTAGTTATTAGCAACCCTTCCATTTTGAATTTATCTTGATATTCATTTAAGGACACTTTTAGTTGTTCCTTTATAATCGATCTTAGTTTATCTAAATTCATATCAGTTATAAATATCATGAAATATAAAAAGCCTACCTAAACTAGGCAAGCTCTTTATATTTTTATTTTGATTATTAACTATTAGAAGTTTAATACGCAGTAATCTGGTTGTACAGTCATTGTGATGTTTACTGCTACACCATCATCATCCCAGTTGTAATCTCCAAAGTTTGCGTCTGTGATCAATGCTCCTTTAAGTACCCATTCTGAAACGATATCTCCAACAGGACCTACAATGTTGAATGTTAAATCTTTCTTGTAGAAATCGGAGTAACCATCTCTACCTGTTACAGATTCGTGATGTAAACGAACCCATTCCATTACAGCTTGAGCTCCACTTGGTGTAATTGGATCAAACAATGTGAATTGAATTGAATTCCAAATAGTTTTTCCTTTTACATAACGTTGAACGTTGATGTGGTTTAAAGCTACAGGTGTTTGTGACAATGTTACAGCACCCATTCCTTTTACCATATATGAAGGAATACCATCTATATAAAGAATAAAGCGGTTGGTTTGTTTTGGCTCAAACGCTGTAAAAAATATTTCGTTAGGGTTTAGAATTGGCATTTTTTCTTATTTTAGTTTTGTTTTATTATACATATTAGTTTTTTCAACTTTTTACGCTGGGAAAGAAGCTCCTGTTGGTTGTAAGATGAAGTCTAGAGCTATAAATTCTGCTGTGCGTGTTGGTTGAATGTAAATTTGTCCTATCAATTGGTTTCTATCGATTACGTCAGGGCCATTATTTGAATCATCCATAATTACTTTAAACGCATACAAACCTTGTTTTTGTTGAATAGTTTGTAGGTATGGGTTTACTCTAGATAAGAATGAATTTCTAGTAGTAATTGTGTTTTGTTCAAATACAATCGTATCTGCTACTTGTTTGATATATCCTTTCAAATCAATTAACAAACGTCTAACATTTACTCTATCTAAAGCTGATGCTGATTTTTGTAATGTTTTCTGTCCAAATACTACTACACCTTTTTTAGGTAATGTAGCTAATGGGTTGATATTATTTGCATACAGTGTATCTTTATCTGCTTGAGATAATTTGTATTGAGCGCGTAATACTGTAGACAAACCACCTCTGTTAATACCTGCTGGTGCGAACCATGGAGCAGATACTTTATCGTTAAATGCGTAAACTCCTGGTATTAAAGTTGATGCTGGTACTGCTACTTGTTTTCCTGTTGCTGGGTCTGTGATTCTAACCCAAGGCCAATAAGCTGCTGCATATGATGTATCTAATGTTTGAGCTTGTGTTACTGCATCAGTTACTCCACCACTATAATTTACTAAATCAACTACATATAAATTGTCTCCTCTATTTTGAGTATTTGTTATGATAGTAGAGATAGTTGATGTATGTGATTCATCTGTTAATCCAGGTGTACTTAATACGTTGAATTGGTAATCGTTGTTATTAGCTAATAAGTTAACCATGTTTGTGTAGTTACCTGCCACCAAACCTTGAGTTTGAGTTCCTATGTTTTCATAGAAATTAGCTCCTGCTTTTACATCTCCAGTAGCGCTACCAAATGAACCTGATCCGTTTGTTGGGATAGAAGCAGTATATGCTGTTGTTGGTTGTCCGCTTGAATTAATATAATTAGGTGTTAAGTAATTTACTGATTTAACACGTACATAACGTGATTGGTTTGGATACGTACCTGAAGATATGTCTATTTGGTTTGTAGTTGAGCTATATGCTAATGTTTGGTCTCCAATTACTTTAGAAATAAAGCGAGTTGAGTTTGGATCTAATGTTAAATCATTCCAAGATTCCAAAACAGTTTTACTACTTGTTTTATCATCACCTTGGCGAATAATTAAATTAAATGTTCCTGATCCAGTATTTGCATTTGTGATTTCCCAACGTACATTATCTTTTGAGCCTGAAGGTAAAGTACCATCTGAATTTTCAGTACTAGTGCTATTCATTATAACACCTTCTGAAAGTGTTTCTAATACGAAAGCATCCGCTGATACTGAATCTGTACCTCCACTTAATGTTGGGGTTACTGCTGTTCCTGGTTGACCAAAAGGTGCCTCTTTATAAATAGTCGTGCCATTAAATGACGTACCTGCAGTTTTAGCTGAGATTGTTAATGTTGGTGTTGAGTAAGAAGCTACAAGGTATGTACTTAATTCAAAATTAGGGTCATTAATACCACTTACTAAAGCAGCAGCATAATTATCGTAATTATCATTTGTGGTAGCTCCACTTGAAGTATACATATAATCCGCCAAGTTAGAGTAAGTATTAAAACCAGAAGAATTTGGTACAACATAATAATCGTTTCCTAGTACACTTATTCTTGTCCCTATCCAAGATCCAGTAGCATTTGCTCCTATAAATTGAGTACTCATATTAATAGTTGCGCTAGCTGTAACTCCTGTTGAAGTATTTAAACCATTACTAACTTTACTACTAGTTGCAGGAGTATATGAACCTGAAACTACACGAGCAACAATTAATGAAGTTCCTCCATTATTGAAGTAATTGTAAGCTGAGATTGATGTGAGGTAAGAGTAAGTATCACTTCCGCTAACTAATATATCCCCAAATCTATTTACATAGTCTGAGTAAGAAGTAACAAGAGTTGGGATTTCAACTGGTCCTTTTACTGCTGGTCCTATGATAGCCGCACCTGCTTGTACAGGTTGGCCCATCAAAAATGTGTTATCTACTTCGCTTAAAGTTACCCCTGGGGATACTGAGAATTTTGCCATTTTATGTTTTGTTTTATTTTATTATAAATATTATACTTTTATTTAAAAAACATTTTTATTCAAAAGAAACCCCTGTAGGAAGCACATTGAAAGTCAATAAAATAAACTCAGCAGTTTTAGTTGGTTGCAGATAAATAGAACCTACCATCTGGTTGTTGTCTACTACAGTTGGTGTGTTATTTGATTCATCCATAATTACTCTAAAGCTGTATAATCCATTTCTTTGTTGTACAGAAGATAGATATGGGTTTACTTGAAGTAAGAAATTATTACGTGTAGCAGCTGTATTTTGTTCAAATACAAATGTGTCTGCAACTTGTGAGATGTAGTTTTTAAGTTCAATTAATAAACGTCTAACATTTACACGATCAAGAGCACTTGCTTTTTTCTGTAGTGTTTTTTGCCCAAATACTGTTACCCCAGTGCCCGGTAATGTAGCTAATGGGTTAACGTTTGCTTCATATAATGTATCTCTGTTTCCTTGAGTTAAATAACGTTCTGCTCTAGTTACATTATTCATTACACCTCTATTAATACCAGCAGGTGCAAACCATGCTTCTGATGAGTTATCATTAAATGCATATACTCCAGGTATTAACGTTGAAGCAGGTACCCATACTTGTTGTGCTGTGTCAGGATCTACTGTTTGAACCCAAGGCCAGTATGTTGCGGCATATGAACTATCTAAATTTGCTGCTGTTGCTGCTGATGTTACATTTCCAATATTTGCTCCATATGCTACTGTATCTACTATAAGCATAGAATTGCCATTATTTGAGCAATTTGAAATT